TGAGGCAAAAGCACCTGAGGCAAAAGCACCTGAGGCAAAAGCACCTGAGGCAAAAGCACCTGAGGCAAAAGCACCTGAGGCAAAAGCACCTGAGGCAAAAGCACCGGCGAAAAAGGCGGCAGCCAAAAAAGGGAAATCCGCAGACGAAAAGAAAATCGAGGCAGCCCAAGGCGATGCCGACAACGATTATTTACCAGAGGAAAACGAACGCCATTTGTTCCACGTAAAAATGGAAAAGAAAGTGTTTAGTCCATCGACTGGTAAAAAACTAACCAAAGATTTTGTACAGAAGTACAATTCTAAAGAGTGGAGCGCATACCAAAAAAACGGCGGAGGCTTAGGCTATACGTGTACAGTTTTATGGAATCCAGAAAACTATAAATAAAATTTTCAAAAGGGTACGTCGTATTGTCGTACCCTTATTATATTAACATAATTCAAGAGTAAAATTATGGCACTTACACCAGAAGTATTAAAAGCCAATGAGGCTTTATCAGGATTGAGCGACGACCAAGTGGCGGCAATTACTACATTATCAGTAAACGACGAAACAGTCGTAATCAATACCAAGATAGGCGAACACCACGGTAACATCGAAAAAGATGTGTTGGAAACGTCAGGAATCGCAAAAGCCGAGGGCGAAAAATCGTTCGATTACATGAAAAGAGTAATTGGCGAATTCAAAACCTCAGCGACAGGATCTACCGCATTACAAACCGAAATCGATACGTATAAAACTAAAGTCGCAGACTTAGAAAGTAAGATCGAAAAAGGGCAAGGCGACCAAGCGACAGTCCAAAAATTGAGAGATACCGAAGCAAATTTGGCGGCGTTACAAACTCAATACGACACAGACAAACAGGGTTGGACTACTAAGGAAAAAGAATTCCAAGGCCAAATCACAGGAATACAGGTAAACGCAGAATTTGGAAAAGCAACAAACGGCATCAAATTTAAGGCGGGTTATCCTGAAGGCGTACAAAAAACATTAATCGATTCGGCAACGAGTGGAATTTTAGCAACTGCGAAACCTGATTGGGTGGATGCAGACGGTAAAAAAGTAATGGTGTTCAGAGGTGCGGACGGCGAGATAATGAGAAACACGGCAAACGGTTTGAAACCTTACACCGCTGCGGAACTTATTTCGGAAAAATTAAAAGACGTTATCGATTTAGGGCAAAAGAAACCAGGTACAGGGACGAAACCTCCCGGAACTGGTCCAGATACTATCGAGTTGGTAGAGGTTGCCGGTGCTAAAACGCAAGTTGAGGCCGATTCTATTATCTCAAAATACTTGTTACAACAAGGCGAATTGCGAGGTACGGCATCGTTTGCGGAAAAGCAAGCCGAGATCCGAGAGAAAAACGGCGTATCTAAATTACCGATGCGTTAATAAATATCTATTTAATACCCTCGGTTATGCTGAGGGTATTATTTTTTAATTTAAAATCAAACAGATGAAAGTATTTATATTATTAGTATTGGCGATTCCTTTTATTACGGAATTCCTTAAAAGAATTTTAGGCAAGACAAAGAACTCGCCAAACATAATTGTACAGGCATTGTCTTGGATTGTGGGGGTTTTCTTAATGGTAATCGCTCAAATTTCAGGGCTTGGAATCCTTCAGGACGTGTCTATTTTAACCGCAATGTTGTACGGATTATTCGCCGCATTGTGTGCCAATGGGATAGCAGATACAAAAATTATACAAACATTCCTTTTGTTATTTGTAAAAAAGAAGTAATTTAGCACCAATTAATAAATAACGTGCAAGGGTAACACAGTTATAAAACCATTAACTCATTAAAATTTTTAATCATGTCATTGATAAACACACGTATTCAAAACGTAAGATCGTCAAGTAACTTGGATAAAAACGAGTTGCGCCCAAGCCGTTATGGAGGGTTAAACTTGTTTATGCAACAAACAGCCGATCCAGCCGGAATCATTACTCCGGAATTAACCGAAAAGGCCGCAGCGTCAATCGGGAACACATTACAAACACCGGTAATCGATTACGACGGTGGAGTAACTATCGGGAACACTCGATCGGTTACGATTGCAGACAGCGAGAACACGTCGCAAATGCACACACTTACTTTCGCCACTTATTCTTGGGGGTTCACGATTGTACCTTCTAACTTTATGAACAATGAAGTATCTATCCAAAGAGACTTCCAACGTAAGTTTGAAAAGTACCTTTATAAATTTGGGGAAACTTTAGATGCTGCGACTATCGCCGCTTTATCTACTGCCAAAACTCAGGTTATTGCGGACGCATTAAACTACGCAGTTGTAGGAAATGCAATCCAAGGGACATTCGCACAAAGAGAAACTATCATCGGAGACATTAATCCAATGATGGCGGCAAACGATCATTTTGGAATGATCCACCTTTTAGGTAATGCCGGTTATGAAAGTGTAATCCGTAACCTATCGGAAAAAGACATTTACAACGCTGAAAACAAAACTTTGCAGTATTCTGACAAAGAGTTACATTTCAGTACAAGGATTCCAAATGCAGCGGGAGAGTTTGCGAACGCTTACGCAGTACAGAGTGGATCAGTTGGTATCTTAACAAGATTCGAGAGAGAATCTTTATTGGGTACGCAAATGGCTGACGGTACAGAATGGGGTATCGATACTTTACCAATGTTGAATTTCCCAGTTGGGACATACTTCTACGAAAGTAAAGGAGACTTTAGCGCACAAATGGGAGCGGCTACGGCTGACAATACGAGAGCGAGAAAAGAACATTACGGTTTCGCCGTGGATGTTGCAATCTTAACACCGTACAACAGTGATCCGACAACGATCGCAAACCCAATCGTTAAGGCGACGATATTATCATAATTAGAAAAAACTTTCTATTTTTATTTTTTTCATATTTTTGATTTATTAGAAACTAAAGGGATGGCGATATGCCCTCCCTTTTTTTCGTTTAAAAACATTAACACCATGTACAGACCTAACGATATAAAAGCCAATTTAACCGACCTTTGGGGGTGGCGACAAAATTACGATACTGAGGCGTTTACTATTTCGGACAGTCTTACGCAAACAATTACCGGGCAATATTACCAAGAGGTACACCCGCTTTTAACTCTGGACAACATCAAAGCGATTGCGCCCGATTTTAAAAACATTACTTACGGCGATTGGTTAATCGGTTCGCAGTTCAGAATCGGCGACCGTGTTACAGTTGGCGAACTACATTACAGAGCGAAAGTCGATAATATAGGATTGACACCTGAGACAAACCCAACACAATGGGAACGTTTCGACGCATTCTCGGAATGGTTGGAGACGAAAACAAATGCAAGTGTATTGAAGGCGATACGTTCTTTTTGGGACAGTAAGATGGCGGACAATCAAATGCGTAATATTTTAGAAAGTAAAACACTTTTTAACGGTACGGCCAGGATCAAAAATCTATTACCGAACGGATCTAACTTTGTGGGCTTTGAGCTTGTACCAATTAGAGCCAACGGCGTAACATTAAAAATCGATAAAATAGGGTTGCAGTTTACAGGAACTCAGGATGTAACTTTGTATTTGTACCATTCAAGTAGAAACCAACCAGTAAAAACAGAAACATTCACACGTACAAGAGACGGCGGTATGCAATGGTTTGACGTTGCCGACTTCTTACTCCCTTATTCAAGTAGCGACATAGATTCTGGCGGGAGTTGGTATCTTGTTTACGACCAATCGGCGGTGTCGGTAGGACAGGCAATATCAAAGGATAAAGATTGGAGCAAAAGACCGTGTGGCACTTGCGACAGGGACGAGGTTTCCTCTTATAGAATTTGGAGTAAGTATCTGGAGGTACACCCATTTAAAATTGCATCGGACCAGTTAGTCGGTGGCGCAATTTGGGATGTGGCAAACAACCTTTATACATACGAAACCAATTACGGATTAAACCTTCAGGTAACAATCGAATGCGATATAACGGACATTATTATACAGCAAAAAAAGGCATTCCAAAACATTATCGGTTTGCAAGTGGCTATCGATATGCTGCGAGAGTTTGCATATAATCCGAGTTATAAAATTGGAAGGGCGCAACAAAACCCAGGATTTACCAAAATGGAAATTCTGTACGAACTTGACGGCGATAGTCAGAGTTATAAAAAAAGCGGATTAGGTTACGACTTTACCAACGCCATGAAGGCCGTTAGTTTAGACGTTAAAAACATGAGTCGAGTATGTACGCCGTGCAAAAATGGCGGGGTTCGATATAAAACCGTTTAATTTTGAAACGGTTATCGGATTTAATACAGCGTTTGAAATCCTTAGAAACAGAAATGTTCGAGGCAATCCGATTCACTCTGGAGGCAAACAAAGAAATTATTTTGGATATGAATTCCGAAATACAATTGTTTGAAAAAGGAGTCAACCGATACGATGTAAAGATAGCGAGCTTTGCACCTTATAGCGATGCAACGGTATTCATAAAAAGAGCAAAAGGACAACCAACCAACAGAGTAACACTCCGGGATGAAGGGGACTTCCATTTCTCTTTTTTTATAGAGTTTTCCGCTGACGGTTTCCAAATAAAGGCCGCCGACTGGAAAGCAAATAATTTAGTTGCTCACTACGGCGAAAGTATTTTGGGATTAACAGACGAGAATTTCAGAGATTTAGCAATCAATTACGTGGCACCGGAACTCATTAAAATACTTAAAAAGATATGACAAAAATAGCAGCAGTACCAAAACCAGAGAACCCCGCTTTTATGGATGTTGTAGTGGTACAGATTCAGGATATTTTAAAAGCGAACATACCATGGCTCGACCACTCATTCGGCCGCAGTCAAAAGCTAATCGACAAAGACACAAAGAAAGTTTATCCGGCAGTACATATCGGGTACGAAAAATATATTAATGTTTTCCCGGACCAGGAGTTGGGTAACTTTAGTTTTTTAATCTTTGAAGATCCGCAGACAATCGACAGCACTCTGAAACCTTACATAAAAGTAAGCCAGAAATTTAGCATTGTATTTTGGTTTGATCTCAGTAAAATATTTGTCGATCAAAAAGACAGAAGTTTGGAGGCAATTAAATTGCAAATCCTGACGGTGTTAAATACTAAAATGCTATTGAACAAAGGCAGTATTAAAATGTCTGAAATCAAAAAAGATGCAAAAAACATATATAAAGAATACAGCGTCAACGAACTTGACAGCCAATTTTTAATGCAACCATTCGCCGGGTTGAGGTTCGACGGCGTTATGGATTACACCAGTACAGTTTGTTAATATGGACGCAATTATTTTAATAGGTTTATTCTCGGCATTTTTAATCCTTTTCATCTCTAAAATAGGGCTGCGAGAGTATGCACAAATGCACGGATCGAGGTTTGTATCAAAATTATTTGGGTGCGACTTTTGTTTGTCGTTCTGGTTTAATCTTATTTTATCGATTATTTTGTATATTTTTGTTAAAGATGCGACGGTATTACTGTATTGTTTCGTATCTACACCAATAACACGAGTTTTGATATGAGGACTATAAAAATAGGTAGAAAAACAGTAGTATTTTATGATGCAATAGACGATTTACCAATCCGTCGTTATCATAAATTTAATAAATATATGTTGGTCGATAGTGGTATCGGTTCGGATCTAAACGATATAAACGGACACATTGCAAAAATTGCCCGTTACATCTCGAAAAAAGACGAGAAAAACGCCCAAGCGCAATTGGAAAATTTGAGGACATCTTTATACATGATCGCAAACGAAACCAATGTCCGACATTTATCCTTTGCCATTCTGGTAAAGAGTATAAACGGTAAAGAGGTTACGGACTTGTCCGACGAAAATATTAAACGGATTGCCGATTCATTCGACAACGAAAAAAAAGGGATTATAGATCGGGTTATTGACTCGATCAAAAAAAAAATCGATTTGGAATTGGTCGTATATTTTCCAGGGCAATTCGAGGACGCACAAGTAAAAGAGTACCACGATAGAATCCGAAATCGTGCGCTTTTAATTTTGTCGGAAATCCAAACCAATAAAAAAGAGACGGACAAAATAAATAAAATCGACGACTTTTTAATGAGTTTGGTAAATCCCAAATCCTTTTCAGGAAAAGAAAGCGTCGAAATTATATACGATAAACAATTCGAGGAAGCGTGTACCTTTTTAGAATCTGAAACAGGGACGAGAGTTGACGACCTTACGGCAATGCAATTCTTTAGTAAATTTGAATTTATTAAAAAGAAACACAGTAAAAAATAAGTATGGACAATCCGATTAAATATTCTGAATTTATACAGCCAGACCAGAGTGTATCTAATCTGATTGTACAACTTGAACAACTGCAAACCAAATACACGGAACTGGAGGCAAAGATCAGAGGCGATGCAGATAAAATCGCAAAGTCTTTAAAGAATGTCAATAGTGCGACCGAGGAAGGTCGAGAGGCCACCCGTAAATCTGCAACCGATGCCGACAAATTGGCAAAGGCAAACGACGATTTAAAGAAATCACAGTCAGGAGTGGCAAAAGAGATCGCCGTCCTGAAGGCAAAACAACAGCAGCAAAACAACATTAATAAACTTACGGCAAAGATCAACGCCTCGACTGAGGGATCATACAACAAACTATCCGCCCAATATAGTTTGAATAAGATTAAGTTAAACGCCATGAGTAAAGCCCAGAGAGACGGGACGAAAGCGGGTAAAGCGTTGGAAAAAGAGTCGAAGGCTCTGTACGATGAAATGAAACGTTTACAAGAGGCGACCGGTAAAACGTCCCTCAATGTTGGTAATTATAAAGATTCATTAAATGCAATGCCTGGTCCGATGGGTGGCGTTGTTTCCGGTACCAAAGCAATGGGAAAACAATTGTTGGTATTGGCTGCAAATCCGATTGTTGCCATTGTGGCATTAATTGCGGGACTTTTCATTCTATTGGTTAAGGCCATGAAAAGAAGCGAGGAAGGACAGGACAGATTAAACAAAGTTATGGTCGTGGCATCGTCAATATTTGACAACGTTATGGACGTACTTACGTTAATTGGTATCGCTTTGTTTGACTCATTACCGAAAGCGTTTAAAATGTTTACTAATAATTTTAAAATTTTCGTCAATGCTTTTCAGGCGGGTATTTTAAAAGTGCGTATCGCATGGAATGAATTTACAAATGATGCCGAGGAAGCTGATAAATTTAAAAAAGAACTGAAAGCGTTACAGACTGAAACTAAAAATTTAGTTGCTGAACAAATAAAATTGGGTAAACAAATTGTCGAAACCTTCAGCGAGTCAATAGATAAAGCCAAGGATTTAGGAAACGAAATACAAAGAGATATTATCGCCGCTAAGAAATTGGCAGACGCTCAGGCATCATATAACCGAGAAGAAAGACGGGTAATTGTTGCGAATGCAAAACTGAATAAAGCCTCAGCGAAAGCAAGGGGGGACGCTGAAAAATTAAAACTTTTGGATGCTGAAAAAAGTATCGCCACTTTGGAAAAATCGTTCGATCTGGACGAAAAAGCGTTGGCGAATACTATCGGTTTAGCAAAAGCGAGAGCCAGTATATTGCGCCAAACCTCGAATTTAGCAGTTGACGACATCGAGGCAAAGAAAGCAATTGCCGAAGCAGACGCAGAAGTATTCAACGCCGAAACGGCATTCGATAATCTGAGACGACAACGTATTCGCCGTATGAATATGTTGAGGTTGGAGGCATTCAAACAACAAAAAGAGAGGTTAAAAGCGTATGCAGCCCTAAACAAATTCGAGCAAACATCGGCAATTTTGGCAAACGATGCGATTATCGCCTCGGACAAATCTACTTACGGCGAGAAAAACAAAGCATTAAAAGCGAACGCCCAAATTGCGGCAGAAAGTTTAAAAGAGAATTCATCTATTACGCTGACGGAATTAAACAAAAGAAAAGAATTACAGCTAATTTCCGACGAAGATTACGCACTACAAAAACGAGTTATCGACGCAAAATTGGCGGACGATATTCTGAAACTTGGTACAAAATTACAAAAGGATCAGGACAAATTATTGGCAGCTAAAAAAGCAGCAGAACAAAAAGCCAAAGAGGAACGTTTCAAAATTGCCGAGGAATCAATCGACCAGGAATATGATTTGGAAATGTCTCGAATTGATATTCTGAAAGCAACCGAAGCGGAAAAAACTAAATTAAGATTAGAGGCCGAACGAGACAGAATCCAAAAGATTTTGGATCTAAACAAAAAAGCGGGTGGCGATTTATCAGCGGTGCAAATTGCAACAATGAAAAATGTTATTGCAAAAATAAACCAAGAGATTAACAAGGCGGCAAACGATGGCGATCTATACGACAAACTCGGTATTAAACTAAACGACGAACAGAAACAAGCCATTTCCGACAGCGCAACTCATGCGCTCGACATAATACAAACGGTACTGGATGCAAAAGTCGAGGCCGCAGATATTGCCCTCCAGAAATCCCAAGAGGAAACCGCCGAGGCGCAATCTAAATTGGACCAGGAAATCGAAGCCCGAAACAACGGGTATGCGAACGATGTAATTGGGGCGCAACGAGATTTGGAGCTGAGTAAAAAGAAGGACGCAGACTTATTAAAAGAGAAAAAGAAAGCTCAAAAAGCCCAAGCGATAATCGATACGGCAATGCAAATAAGTAGTTTAATTACTGCGACCGCTGCCCTTTGGAAATCCAATGCGGGTGTTCCGATTATTGGTGCGGGACTTGCTATTGCAGCGACTGCCTTAATGTGGGGATCTTTTGCAGCGAGTAAAATAAAAGCGGCGACAGCATCAAAACAGAAATACGGCGATGGTGGTATGGAATTTTTACAGGGTGGAAGCCATGCAAGCGGAAACGATATTCCTATCGGAACAACAACGAGCGGAAAACAGAGAACCGCTGAAGGTGGCGAAGCCTTGGCAATAATAAACCGTAAAAACACACGTAAATACAAAAGTGCATTACCGGGAATAATTAAGAGTTTGAACAGCGGTACATTTGAGAAGGCGTACTCAAACAGTTTCGTGGATGAAAATAATAAAGTTATCTTTGCCGAAAGTAACTCCGATTTTTCCAAGATGGAAAACAGTTTGGAAGCAATCCGACAGAATGGCGAAAAGAGAACTTACATCGATGGCGAAGGGCGATTGGTAGAGGTTTACAAAAACATCAAACGAATTTATGTATAAATTTATCCTAAAACATAGAATCGGATCGGGTAAAAATTTAATCGATCCATATAAAATTCGACAAGGGTACTTGCCCGATGCCTCTGGATCTTTGAGTGGTTACGACCACACCGAACAAATATCCGTAAGTCCCGGAGTTTATACATATTCAGAATCGGGAACGATAGCATACCCAAACAGACACGCAACCTTATTCGATTATTGGGGGCAAATAGTCGACGACGATTTTACATTCAATACCGAAATTACAATCCCTTCAGGAGTGTACGGAATTAAACTCGCATTCCAAGCCAACGAAAACGGTTTGGAAACTGCGAACGTTTGTTTTGCCCGTTTGTCAGGAACGCCATACGAACCGTTTTACACATCGAGAGAAGTTTATCCGATTTACAAATCGTTAAAATTAGAGTACGCCAAAGCGGGAACAGGGGAATACTATCGCCGAAAACTAAAAGGAAATTTAACGTTGCAAAAAGACGATTACAATTACATCGATGCTTTATCGTTTGATACTGAAATGTTTTTGGAGATTGACGACTCGCAAAATATATTGGAAAAATACATCGGTTATTTTTTTAAAACCGATTGTAAATTCAACGACGACGATTTGACTGTACAAGTCCAAACAAAAGTATTGGACGATTACGAAAAAGTTTTAGGAGGCATACAAAAAACATACAATTTACTCGAATTATCGCCAGAAATTGAAGCGGTGCAAGTGAATAGGCGACCAATAATTCAGGTTTATATACCGGGCGACACCGTAATAACTAATATTTTAGGTGGTACGCATTGGGAACAAGAGTTACAAGTCGACCCACTATTCGACCATAACACTTTGGTAAACACTTACAAGTTTTTCAATACTGAAAATATACGTACTATCCCGTCGAGTGCTGCGTCAGGATTAAGTACAGACGTTACCGGGACATACGACGACAACCGTTTAAATGCAAACGGGTTATATCGATTGATCGAGGAATCCGATACAATATATTTTAATTACACACGATACCGATATAAGATCCAAAGAGTGTCGGACGATGTTATTTTGTACCAAACTGGTTTTACCAACTGGAGGGAAACGGGCGTAAACCTTTTACCTTTTAGTGGTGTCAACGGCGAAACAGGATCTTTTTATTTTGTTGAGTACCGAATTTATGCGAGATATTATACGGATCTTTTAGATTTGGGCGGCGGAACTTCTACTTATGCGATACCGAGTACCGATATTGTTGTAAACAATTCAAATTATAAAAGGGTTATTGGGTACAATTTAGGCACTAACAGGTTTTTAGTGTACGACGAATTTTTAACAGTACCGACAAAATACGGTCGTGTTCCTGACGACGCACCAGACGGGGGTAAATATTACCGAGGTTTGCAGTTGTCGGCATCAACAGGGATCGACAGAGATCCAATTCCAGTAAGTTCGAGCAACTGGAGGGCGGTTTCTCTTTGGTTTCTTACGGACGATTCGGTACAATTCACAGAATACGGCGACGGTTTAGAATTCACTTTACGAGACGCTTTTCCTCTGGCCTCAGCCATACAAAAGTTACTTTCTGAAATGGGTACAAATGTGTCTTTTTATAAAGATGCGAACCATAGCGAATTCTTTTACGCTGCGACCAATCCTTTAGGCGGATTCAGCTATATGGGCGAATACAGTTTGTACAACAATCCGACGTATGTTGGAAATTTGGATTATTTTATCACTCCAAAATCAAATATTGTAAATGCAAATTACGACCAACCCGCCCGAAAAGCGGATGTAAGTTTGCAAATAATATTTAAAATGTTGGCAGACGTATTCAAAGTACATTGGCACATCGATAACGGGCGATTAAGATTGGAACATATCAGTTGGTATCAAAAAGGTGGGACGTATTCATTTACTCCGATTGTTGGTACGGATCTAACATCTTTACAAAATATAAAGAACAACAAAAGTTGGGATTTTCTACAAAACAAATTCGAGTACGATAAAGAAGCCATGGCCGAACGATACGAGTACGGTTGGATGGACGATGTAAGTCCAGTTTTTCAAGGGAACGCCATCGATATAATTAGTAATTTTACTCAGGACGGTAAAATCGAGGACTCAAATATCGGAGGTTTTACAACCGATGTCGATTACATACAATCAAACCCGCAAGATATTAGCAAAGACGGATTTGTATTGTTGGGTGCGGTTAACGAGTCAGGAGTTTACAGAGTCCCATACATGAGATGGTACAACCCAAGCGGTAATCAATTTATGTTACAAAATGGTTTTTTATCTTGGTCCTACATACATGGGAAATATCATACGAGCGATTTACCGTCGGACAATGTTATCATAAACGGACAGGAAGTAACACTCTACCAGAACATAACAAAGCAGAAAAAACAAGAAGTAAAATTCCCATTAACAACACTATTTAATCCGTATCAACTTATAACATCGGGACTTGGGAATGGTAAAATTGAAAAATTAACCGTAGATTTGGAAAGTAATATGGTTGACGGAAATTTAAAACACGACACGGATGGTAACGCCTAACAACAATTTAAACATATTGCCTTTTTACGACTCAGTAGAAAAGCAGCACCACCGCAAATTTTATGCGTTTGAACAAACGTTCAATTTAATATCTGAAAATGTACGGTTACTACCTTTTCAAATCAGGAGAAACCATGCAGCGGGGGCAACGATAAACAAAACAAAACTTATAAATTTAGAAACGGGAGTAAGTATCAATATTTTAGCCGAGGCAACATCCGCCGGGTTGGGTGTTTTGGAGTTTTCCTCTGAAGGTTACGACCTTATTATAAACCCGTCTTTGTTAATTTTACCAACTACACAAATGCCGTTGGGTAAACATTATTTGGAAATAGGAGACACCGCCGGCAATACTTGGTTTAGTGATATTTTTAATATCGTCAGAGATACGGCGCAATATTTGAAACTTTTATATTGGGATCAGGATAATTTTATACACTCAGACGGACACATCGATTATTCAATCCCTTATAAAAATTATGTATATTTGCCAACAGAGGTTGGAAAACCCGAATATCCATTCGAGGAAACCGCACAAAAGAGAGACGGCCATGTGTTTATTGAAAAACAGATAAGCGAAAAAAAGTATAAATTTACTTTTATTGCACCTGAATTTCTTTTGGATGCTTTACGTATTGTACGAATGCACGACCACATCGAGATACAGTCAAATGGACAAATATACGATGTTGAAACAATTATAATCAACCCCAAATGGCAAGATCAAGGCGATTTGGCATCGGTCGAAGCTGAATTCGAGTGCGATACAGTAATAAAGAAAATAGGAAAAAGTATTGTTTCGTCTGGAGGGTCAGGGGATTTTAATACTGATTTTAATAACGATTTTAATATTTAGTACAATGGCATACGAGAGTCTAAAAAGCGCAGTTACAGCAGTAATAACAGCAAACGGAAACGAGGAAATTACAGGACAAATCCTTCAGGATTTAATAAATAACAACCTTGTACCGAGTTTGGGCGAAAACCTTTTTATGGGGGTGGCCACATCGACCACAGTTCCGCAAGTTGCACCTGAAAAAAGTATATATTACGCAGCTTTTAAACAAGGTACTTATGTTAATTTTTCGGGGGTTGTAGTAAAAAATCAATTTTGTTTTTTAAAATATGATACTGTAAATTCTGTTTGGGAAAAAATAGTACTTCTAACTTTAAAACCAGAGTTATATCGATCGTCTCTGGAACACTCTTTGTTTTTAACCGACGAGAATATCGCAAATGGGAATGTTTTTGGTGGTAGAGTACAAAAAATAGACGGGTCAACGGTATTAGATGCAAACTGGCTATCTACTGATTATGTGTACGTACACCACAACCCAACAATTACAAGAGTGGCAACAGCATTTTCTCCATCAGGGAGTTCAGTTGCGGGGATCTCTTTTTTCGATGAAGATTTAGTATATCTCGGCTACGTAGAAACTGTACCCGAAACCTTTACGTATAAAGCAAAAGACTATTATCCAGAGGCATATTATATGAGAGTTTCGGGGGCTGCGAGTCTTGGGATCTCCCTTAAATTAAAACACGGAATCGTTAAAGATATAGAAGATTTAAAAATACAATCGTCTTTACTTATAACCCGAACTGACTACGCCGAAAACCCGTTAATTGGTTTTTTAGATAGTACAGGAACTTTTATAAGCTCTGCAAATTGGAGATCTACGGATTTTATAGATACCTCAGTAGTGAAAACAGTTTCGTACCGAGGT